GCCGCTGGTAGGAGTTCATCCTACATTTTTATTGATCACTATCAATCCGGAGACGGATAGGGATTATTATTTTTGTCTCCTATAAAGGAGTAAGAATTAATGCCGAAGAAAATGATCGACAGAAGTCCTATTTACAGAGCTTACCATAAGGTAGACCCTAAGTATAGAAGTATAGCTCATGCGTTTGCATGGGTGACTGCGTTATTACAAGCAGTCCTTCCGTACGTCCAGGTCTTCCTCGAATGAGTAGCACTGTTCGCAATAGAGATTGGAGTCTTGGCGATACTACAGTTATACAGCTGGTGGCAACACCTGCTGAATTGCCTGTAGAATTTAACCAAGAGTTCACTGTTCATGCTAGTTGTGACTGGTGGGCGAGACCGGGGAATTATTATACATTCCCGGAATTGCCCTCTATTCCCGGTAGTCAAACGCAAATGACCAAGTCAGACCTCCAGTTCTCTGGAGATGGCTTGAGTTTTACATTTGCTGAGGGATTTATGGAAGGTCTACGCGATGAGCTACGCTCACGCATTGAGTCTTCTATTTTTCTCAACTACTCGCCACCAACGGTTGAGGTTACATACCTCGAAACGTTTGATCGCAATACCATGGTAGATGTGGTTACGTCGGATTTTTATGAAAAGCAGGCTCGTAATGAGTTTACCTTTTCACCGATGTCACATAAACACTATTGGGGTAAAGCTGATAGCGTCGTAACTGATGCTGTGGAAGTACGTATACTATATGATGAGGGTTGGCGAAATACGCAACCTAGACCCATGGCTTGGTATACAAATCGGATTGAGCAGGCTTATAACATGAAGCCTTATCTTAGTCCCGAACCGGTGGGCGATTCCTATCCTGGTGGCTATACGCCTAAGGATATGGAGTTAATCGTCTCACATCTCGAGTCAACGTTCGTCAGTGCTCAGACAGACAGCGCAGCTATAGCATTATCTAAGGCAAAAAGTAGTTTTACTAATGCTGATTTAGACTTGCTTATAGCTCTCGCCGAAGGTCCGGACACTGTTAAAACTCTTATAAAAGCAATTAAACTGTTTTTAGACATCATCCGTGATGTTAAGAGTGGAAAGTGGCGACGATATGCTCCGAAACTTTGGAAGCGTATTAAAGCCACGCGCAAATCGGCTCGTGTTTTTGCACGAGAGGTTGATGGTATGGCACAAATATGGTTAGAGCTGCGTTATGCAGTCCGACCTATTGTGTATGATATTATTGGCATCCTTAAAATATTAGAGGGCGACAAGCCGTTAGCTGAATATCAATCTTACTATGGTTTCCACAGTGAAATTGTAGAAAGTGAGAATGTTTCAGTTTACGACGACAATAACGTTGACACCGGTATGCGCTTCACAGCAAATACCGAAATAACCGGTAAAGCAGGTATCCTCGCGGAGCTTGTTTGTAATGAACCTATGTTGAAAGACTTAGGACTCACTAATATCGGCTCGTTGATCTTTGACAAACTAAGTTTTTCGTTTGTCTTTGGCTGGTTCGTTGACGTAGGGCAAATGCTCTATGACTTCAACCCAACAGTCGTATACCGAGAAAAAGGAGTTTGGGTAACTACGCGCACTTCAAGTGCTTGTCACGTAGTCAGACCCCTCGGACCAGATATTGTTGATGGAAGTGTAGAATTAACTTTACACTACAACAATACTGAGCGAGATGTCTCACCTGAATCACGATACTTCACATTAGATGTCAATCTTGACACTCTAAAAATAATCGATTTAGTGGCCTTAACCAAAGGTCTATGGCTTAAACCAAAGTCGTAAATTAAGTCGAATAACTAACAAAAGGATAAACCTATGTTAATTACTACAACAACATATGACATTTTTCGTCATGGCGGTAACAAAGCTGAATATCTGGGTCCGAATCATACCGATTCGAACAAAGAGATTTTAGTTCTGCAATCTGCGCAACCACGTGTAACACCTACTTCTTATGGGACTCGTCGTTCATCTTTGAACTTCATTCAGTCTTTGGAAGTAGCCGTGCCACATGTTAGTGAAAACGAAACTCGCGATGGGAAACTTGAAATTAAGTCTTCTCTACCCGTGGGAATCGCCGATGTTGATTTTGATGCTTTATATGACCAGCTCTTCGAGATGGTAGCAAACAAAGCATTGTTTAAATCAATCATTCAATCAGGCCGTATTGTTCGTGCCTAGCTGATTCACTTACTGGAGTACATTTCATGCGAAAGTACTATGACATATATCAGGAGTCAAAATTTAACCCTGATACTCGATTGGCGAACGCGCAAGCGTTGCCTTGGATGTTATTTGCAACCCTATTGCAGGGTTACCCTTCAAACTGGCGTAAATCAATGAGAAAGCGTTTATTCAGTATTATAGAAACACGTAATATTGAGCTTTTACTTGATTGCCAGAAGGAGCTAGATTCGTACACGAAGACGTATAACGAAACTACTTCTACACAGACTGTTGTATGTGACAGAAGGGCGCTCGCGTTTCTCAAAAAGTATCCCTTTAAGAAAAAGCAAGGTTTTGATACACAAGCTAATGCCATTGTAAAATGGAAAGATGCTGAAGATCAATGCCGCGCTACTAATGAACGTCTACGTCCACTCGCAGATGCGATAGATGAAAACAATCATGCTCTTAAAGCTACAATACCAGATTGGGTATTTCAAGCACGTGATCTTATACGTGATTGTTTACCTGACCTTACACCTGAATTGATTACTCAAATGGGTGTTGAGGGAGAACACGGGCCAGGCGCTACACTGACAAACGACACTGAGAAAGGGCGAGTTACGCAATATTATAAATACGCGGACTTCCCTTATTCAGTTACTTTGACAGCGCAACGCTATGCTTTATCGGCTATAACCTCGAATCATAATTGGATTAACGTCCTTGAAAATTCGGGTAGACGGACTACTATACCAGTAGCCGGAACACCATTGTATCAGAAACAAATGCAGATTTTTTGCGATTGTACTGAGCAGGTTGTAGCTGACCGTATTACTTTTGTGCCAAAGGATATCTTTACAGATAGACCTATAGCGATATCGGCTTCTTTAAACATGTTTCTACAACTGGGTGTAAAAGCCACGTTGGAAAAAGCATTGAAGCAGGTAGGCGTTGATCTTACGGACCAATCTAAGAATCAGCAATATGCTTATCTTGGGTCTCGGGACGCTTTTAATGGTGACGGGACTGATAATCAATATCAGTTTTCAACCATAGATCTTGCTTCAGCATCTGATACTATATCGTTTGAGATAGTACGTTTGCTGTTGCCGCCAGAGTGGTTCTGTTACTTATGTGACCTCCGCCACGAATTTGGGGAGTTAGGAGAAGATCTTGTGAAATACGAGAAATTCTCTGCGATGGGTAATGGTTTCACTTTTCCACTGGAATCGCTGATCTTTTGGGCTGTTGCGAAAGCAACGCTTGAAGATCAAGGCTTCCCTAGTACTGAGCGTGACATTGCCGTTTACGGTGATGATATCATTGTTCGTTACATTGGAGCTCCTGCAGTTTGTGCTAACTTAGGTTGGTGCGGGTTCCTTATAAATCACGAGAAGAGTTTTCTTCGAGGTGGTTTTAAGGAGTCTTGCGGTGCGGATTTTTTCCGGGGGCAAAACGTTCGTCCTTTTTACTTGAAACAGCGTGTTCTCACTTATCGTACACTTTATCATCTTGCTAATAGTTTGCAGGATGTCTGTGTCGCCCAGAAGAATTACTCTGGGTATGCGAGGGTTTATACGCAGTCGGTTGCTCTAATACCAAAAGGCCATAGGAACTATGTTCCTCCGTCTCTAGGTGTTCAGGACTCCGGCTTGTCAGTACCTTTATCATATATGAAGGAACGGGGAGTATTCCCTATTCTTGACTTCGATGAATATACTGACTATGTCAAAAGAGGTTACATTTCTACGGACCTTACCTGGAATACAAGTATGATGTTCGCCCGTGTATCACCTATGGTCCCTTGTACTTACAAGGGCCGTTTACTGATACGCAAAATGCTATGCCTTAAAAAACGAACTAAACCGACACACAGTCACATGTCAGTGGAAGAACTTCTCCACTTACAGGCGGCTGCTTCGGGCAAAATTACTCGTAAGGGTAAAATTGCAAGTAATGCGACTATGGTTTCGATCCTTGATTGGGACGGACCAGAGTCATCATGTGTAACCTCTACGCGCCACCTTGTGTGGTGCGTGTTGGTATAGGTTACACTCT